TCTCAAGATAATTCTGAAGTTGGTGTTGTTTATTTACCTGAAATTGGTTCATATCAAAGTGATAAGATGGAATCAGATGATGTTTTAGAATCATCTATATCATTTAATTTTATTGATGTAATTGATGCACCATCACAGGGGTGGTCTCAAAATTGGAATAACTCTGTTGATTTAAATGTATTTGAATTAGCTATAGAGAAAACTAAAAAAGATAATGAAGAATCTAATGACCCAGACCCGGCGACTGAAGGTGTTACTGAAGCAGATTTTGAAGTTATGAATACAAATGCTAAGGTGGCTAAGTCACTTGCTGAATATTATGGATTTTTAGCTAAAGATAATGTTATGAATGAAGTTCCCACCGTCATACCGGCTACATTATCATTAAGTATTTATGGCATATCATCTTTAGTTCCGGGTGATATTTTTAAAGTTGATTATTTACCAGAGCGGCAACGAAAATTACTTTATTTTCAGTTAACTAAAGTCACTCATAATGTAAGTTCAACAACTTGGACAACTCAACTGGAAACAGTTCCAAGAATAAGACCATTGGACAAATTTAAGAGTGGATTATATAATTCTCCAAAAAGTATAGTTCTTTCAAGAAAAATTTTAGAACAATTGAAGGTATCATCTATCGGTGTGCACCCATCGTATATGACACATATAAAAACAATACCGATTCCTGATGGTATAAAACAAATACAAAATGAGTCTGGGTCTGGGACTGTTGTGAAAAAGATGTTTAGTTTTATTGCTAAAAAGAAATCTAACAGTGCAATAAAAATTAACCTTCCATCATTCCCATCTAAATATAAAAAAATCCCGAGGAAGTTTTATTATAGTCCAGTGCATATAGAAGAGAATATAAAATTTGAAGATACAATAACTCTCAGTGAATTTAAAATTAATTCTGTAAATGGGAAGGTTATTGATATGGGAATAAAAGTTAGTAATCAAGATTTTAAAAAATATCAATATCAATATGAAATTAAATATGAAAAAGATGCTATGTATAAATTGGTAGTTTTTAACACCACCATTTCAGGCGAAAGTGATAATAAGCAAAATTGGATGATATTCCCAGCTACATCTACAATCGATGATATGGTAATTGGTGTAGAATTTTGGAAAAAATTTGAAAGTATTATGACCCTTCGAAATGAAATAAAATTGGTAAACGAAAATTACAATTATCGTAATAAATCAACTGAAAAATATAAAGATGCACGCTGTGATGTATGTAAAGATTTAAGTGAAGATGATTGTAAAAGTTCTGATAATAGTCAATTTTGTTACTGGGATCTGGAGTGGTTGAATGAATGTAAACAAAAAGAGTGTTGTAATGAAACTTCAGTTGATGATCACGATGCAGATGGTAATTTTAATTGGGCATGCGATTCATAGAAAAATAAAAACTTGTTTCATATAACAAAAAGGTTGTATATTAAATGGTTATGTATATAGTAATTCCAATATTTACAGATGGGTTTTTACACCCATTTCACACAGACAATGATTTATCATTATTATATGTTAAAGAAATTGATGGTAAAGGTCGTATGCTTACATTCAATCATATGGATACATTATCACGGGATTCATATGATTTCCTAATAAATTCTACAATATTAACACCAAATGCTAAAAAGTTATCATCGATATATCCATTCAAAAACATATATGACATTAATATACTACATTGGTGGATAAAAAACCAACCATTAAATGATGATGTTAAAATTAATTCAATTGACTTTTTGAATAACAAATATTACAATATGAAGAATGTTAATTATATCACCCCGATATATAAACACCTTGAGTGGTGTGATTTAGCCGCTCAAACGATACAGGAAGCGTGGAAATTAAAAGACACTATAAATTTTGAACATTATGAAAAATATAACAAAGAATCAGTTATAGCTTTTCATTCTATTGAAAAGAGTGGTATAAAAGTAACAGATGATACCTGTGAAATATTTGATGATAGAGTAAAAAAACATATATCAGATGGTAAACTATATTCAAACTATAATCTAACAACAACAACCGGCCGTCCAAGTAATTCATTTGGTAATGTTAACTTCGCAGCACTAACAAAAGAACAACGAAAGGCATTTATACCTGAAAATGATATGTTGGTTGAATATGATTATGATGCTTATCATTTAAGGTTAATTGGTGATTTTATTGGGTATAAATTCCCACAAGTATCAGTTCACGAATATTTATCAAGTTTCTATGGTTCGACATATGAGGAATCAAAACAAATAACATTTAAGTTGTTGTATGGTGGTATAAGTGAAGATATAGCTAATTCTATACCATTCTTCAGAAAAATTAAAGATTATATTGATATTAAATGGAAAGAATATAATGAACATAAATTTGTTTCAACAGATATTTATAGTAGGAAACTTACACAGAATAACCATCAAGATATGAATAGAAATAAACTATTTAATTACTTGATACAGGCATATGAAACTGAAAGAAATATTAAGACGATAATTGAACTTCAGAAATATTTATATGATAAACATTCAACATTAGTATTGTATGGTTATGATAGTTTCACATTAGATTTTAATAAAAAAGATGGAGTTGATTTATTGAAGGAAGTTAGAAAAATATTGGAACAAGATAAATATTTGACGAAGATTAAAGCCGGTGATAACTTTGGTTCAATGAACTCAATTACAGAGAGGTTATAAAATGAAATTAATTGATAAAATATTAGAAGATTTCTCAGCTCTAGATGAAGTTATTGCTACCGAAGTTGATAACTTCCAAAACCCAATTCATATCTTAAAACTTAAAGAAGTTATGTCATCGTATGGTATCCAAGATGAAGTGATAGAAGAACTTATTCAGACATTGACTGAAGATGATATTGTAAAAAATAAGAAAACTGGTAATACTTATGTTGTAAAAACACATAATAAAAAAACACAAGATTTGGTTAAAAAGAATGCTAGTCCTGAAGATGTTAAAAAAGAAAAAGATGATTCTGAAGTTGAAAAGGAAAAATCTACTGAAAAATCAAAAAGAAATATAAATTCGGAAAATCAAAAAGTAGTTGGTGATTTTGATAAAAGAATTAATAGCAATATTGAATTTCTAAGTGATGATAAAAAACAATTAGCAAAAGAAACTTCAGTAAAAATAAAAACTTTATATGATGAAGATTCAACAACTGAACAGAAAAAAGAAGCTGCTCAATGGATGGTTGATAATGCTGGATTTTCAGCTAATCAAATGCCAAAGTCAGGACAAAGAAAAGCTTATCTTAATAAGATAGGTGGTGATAGAAAAATACTTGGTAATGGAACGAAAAATACAGAAAATTTAGTTCAAAAAGTAGAATCGGTATTGGGTAAATTAAAAACATTTGATTCTAAAGCTGTTACGCAGGGATTTACGACAGCCGCTAAACCTGATTTAGGTGATGAAAATATTGTTAAACCTAAAGAGGGTAGTGATGACCCAGTTACTAAATATTTTTCAGAACATCCAATATTACAAAAAATAAGAGGTGGATTGCATGGTATATATGTTGTCAAAGATGAGGATAATAAACCTAAAATGCCAAGTAATGAACACTCAAAAGATTATTTAAGTCAAAGTTTTAAAAATCCAGCCCTTTCAAACACAATAAACTTTGCTAAAAAAGAAGCTACATCGGGTAATGTAGATGGGGGTGTCGCTACCTCATTAGAAAATCATCAAAAGAATTTAGATAACATATTAAAAAATTATGAAATACCAAGTGGGAAAGCTCGACAAGCTATTGCTGATAGTTACAATGAGTTAATGGTTGGTTTGCATAAAGCTGATCCTGATATCGCTAGTTCAATTATGAAACAGATTGCTGAAAATAATTTATATGAACAAGAGTTGGCTGCAGGTGAAGAAGTTTATTTACCATCGGCTGGTAACTTTCCTGCTGGTGATAAAATAAAAGGTGGAACTACTGAAAGGGTTGCTTTAGTTAGTTGTAAGTTTGGTAAAGCTGGTAGAATTTATGGTTGTCCAGCTAATTCAAAAACTATTTGTGAGTTACATCCAGATCCAAAAAAACAAAATAATCAAGGACAGTATCTTGGTGAAAAAGGACATACATTAGTTATTAATGATGAATTAATAAAGGGTAAAACAAAAGAAGAAACTAAAGAAAAAACTAAAACTTTTATTAAAGATTCATTAACTGAAGTAGATTTGGGTGATACATTTTCCGATGAAGAAATGGATGAAATAGCTACCATAACAGCTGACTATATGGAAGAAATTGATAATATTAAAAAGGAACTTAATAGTAAGGAGTTCCCAAATAAAGGAGCTTATTGGAAAGAGTTTAGTAAGAGAGTAGCTAAAATAGAAGATGGGTATAAAAAAAGAATGGGTAAAGTTGTTACCAAAGAACATGCAGCTGCTATGATAGGTGAAAATAATGCTGGTAATTTGGTTCAAAAAGGTGGTGTTAAAATTGAAGCACTTATGTCAACAATTGAAATTGCAAATAATATTAGAACAAATGAATCATTAAATGATTTAGAACACAATAAACAATATTATGATGAAAATGGTGATCCTAAATTTGTTACCAGTAAAGGAACTCAAAATCCAAACGATTATTCGATAACATTTAGAACTAAAAGAACTGCTGGTAGAACTGGTGGTGGTTGTCAATTATCATTTACAGGTGATGGAACACCTCCAAAAAATAATTTACAAGATGATGGTTCTTTAACAGATGCTCAAACTGGTGAAGAGAGAGAAGTATAATGAAAACCCAACTCTTAGCCACATTCACAACAAAAGAAACCCTCGAAGATACAATCGATAGGATAACAAATGCTTATACAATCGCATTTGATAAAATTTATGTATTGCAAAATGAAGATGAAAATGAAGAATTAATTTGCACCTACAATGTTGATATGGATAAAGGTGCAGATTTTAATGATGTAAAAAATACAATTTCATTACACAGAAAAAAACATTCAAATAGTTTATATACTATTAATGCTTTAAATGAAGTTATATCAAGTTTAAACAATGGTGTAGTCGATAGTAAATTTATAGTTCCCTGGGAAAACTTTAAGAACACATTGATGGTTACAAACGCAGAAGGTTTGAATAAAATCAATACAAGAATTTTTAAAATAATAAAAATAAGTTAGTCGTTTCAATAAATTAATATATACTTATATATACAATATAGGAGAAAATAGGTTATGTCAAAAACAGAAGAAACTCTACAAGTCGTAGAAGAAACAGAAGAATTATCACCCTTATATTATTTCTATTCAGTAGGATGTGGTTGGTGTAAAAAATCAGAACCAATCGTTGATGAATTAATCGATGAAGGATATGATATTCTTAAACTTGATTTATCTGACCCAGAAAATAAGAAAATCAATGAAGAACTTAAAAAAGAATTTAACACACAATGTGGAACGCCGTGGCTAATCAATGCTGATACGGGTCACCAAATTTGTGGATTTCGTGAAAAAGATATTATGTTGAAATGGGTGAATGGTGAAGATATTCCTCAACCACCTAAACCAAAAGGTCCACCACCACCACCACCACAAGACTTTGATAATGAAGGTCAGGTGAAAGAGTGGAAAGAAAAATATGAAGCTTGGAAAGAAGAAAACAAACATATGCCAAATCTTCCAGAAAGTAATCAAATGTTACAGCGATTACAACAACAGAAGAAAATGATGGAACAGAAACAGGCTCAACAAGCTCCACAGAATGGTGTAGATGATGTAAGATTGACAAATCTTGAAATTAAACTTGATGCACTAATTAAACATTTAGGGGTTAGGATAGACCCAGCCAAATTGGCTAAACCAAAACAACCAGTAATTCCACAAAAACAAAACTTTAAACCACCACCACCTTCAAACAAACCACCAAAGGTTAAAAAAGGTAAGAAGTAATGGCAAAGTTCAGACCTAAAGTAACAAAAGATAGACAGGCTACTGAACAAGAATTAAACTGTATTGACAAAACCGAAAAGATGTTAGGGGAAGAACAAAAACTTCCCCCAGCATCTCAAATGGTTAGAAATATCGCAGTTGACCATTGGAAAGGTTTGAAGGCTTGGTTAAAAGGTTCACAAGTTATATCAACACAAGACGAAGCTCAACGAAGGTGGGAAATATGTTTAAAATGTCCCAATCTTAAATACGATGAAACAAATCCAGACACAAATAAAAAAGATGGTAGATGTACTCATTGTGGGTGTTTTATGAATGTGAAAGTTCATTACGCTACAGCAGAATGTCCGATAAAAAAATGGGAAAAGGAATGTGGTCATGGGTGTGAATGTGGATGTGAGGAAAATTGTAAAAAATAAATAAAAAAGATCTTGTTTTATATATCAAAAAAGATATATATTATAGAAATAGGTTATATGGTTATACGATTTAACCATAAGCAATAAACGATAAACGATAAAACACAGTAGGAGAAAAACGCATGGATATAAGTGCAATCAAATCAAAGCTAACGCAGTTACAATCAACAACATCAAACAAAGATAACTTTTGGAAACCTGAACCAGGTACACAGATAGTTAGAATTGTTCCTTACAAACATAATAAAGATAATCCATTTATTGAATTATACTTTCATTATAATTTGGGTAACAATAAAACTTATATGTCACCTGTATCATTTGGTCGACCAGACCCAGTTGAAGAATTTTCAAATAAATTGAAAGCAACTGGTAATAAAGATGAATGGATTCAAGGAAAACGACTAGAACCTAAAATGAGAACTTTTGTTCCCGTTATTGTTCGTGGCCGTGAATCTGAAGGTGTTAAGTTTTGGGGATTTGGTAAAACAGTTTATCAAGAATTGTTAGGTGTTATCGCTGACCCTGATTATGGTGATATTACAGATCCAACAAGTGGTCGTGATATTGGTATTGAACGCCAAACACCAGCCGAAGCAGGAAATCAGTATGGTAAAACAACAGTTCGTGTTAAACCAAACCAAACTACAATCACAGACAATGATACTTTACTTCAAAGTATTTTCGACAATCAAGCTGATTTAACGGAGTTATATACTGAACCATCTTATGATGATTTAAAAGAAGCTCTTGCTAATTATTTAAATCCATCAGATGACACAACCGAAACATCAACAAGTACAACAGCAACACCAACAGCAACAACTACTGCTACTGCTACTGCTGCAAAAGCTACTTCTGATGTAGGTGATGCTTTTGATGATTTATTCAATAGCTAAATAATCAATTAAAATTGGTGGTTGTTAAAGATTGGGATAACGCCGCTCAACATTCGCTACCGGCTACAACCACTAATTTTATCATAGGAGAATTTTTATGTCAAACAAAGACGAATTGGCTAATGTTATAGCCAGTGAATTAAATAAACAATTCAAACATCAAAAAGTAGCTTACTTTCTCCGCGATGGTGATGGGAGTCCAACTGACATTACAGATTGGATTTCAACTGGTTCAACAATGTTAGATTTAGCAATAGCAAACAAACCAAGTGGTGGAGTTGCTGTTGGTAGAATAACAGAATTGAATGGTTTAGAAGGTAGTGGTAAATCACTTATTGGTTCACATCTATTAGCATCAACACAGAAAAAGGATGGTATAGCAGTTTACATTGATACTGAATCTGCTGTATCACCTGAATTTCTTGATGCTATTGGTGTAGATACTGAAAGTATGTTATATGTACATCTTGAAACGGTTGAAGAAATATTTGAAACAATAGAAACAATCATCACTAAAATTAGAGAATCAAATAACGACAAATTGGTTACAATACTCGTTGATAGTTTAGCAGCTGCATCTACAAAAGTAGAAATGGATGCTGACTATGACCAAGCTGGTTGGGCAACTCAAAAAGCAATCATCATATCAAAGGCAATGAGAAAAGTAACACAAATGGTGGCTCGTCAAAGAGTGGCTCTCATTTTTACAAATCAACTTCGTCAGAAACTTGGTGTTATGTTTGGAGATCCGTGGACTACAAGTGGTGGTAAAGCATTACCATTTCATGCATCAACTCGTGTTCGGTTTAAGAACGCTGGTCAGATAAAAGATAGTAGTAAAAAGAATACAATAGGAATTAAGATTAAAGCTCAAGTGGTTAAGAATCGTCTCGGACCACCAATGAGAACTGCTGAATTTCCATTATATTTTGATACTGGTATTGATGATACTGGTAGTTGGTTAACCACTATGAAAGAACATAAACTTTTAAAACAAGGTGGTGCTTGGTACACAATACAGCATGCCAATACAGAAACAGGTGAACTTATCAAAGAATACAAATTTCAATCAAAGGATTTTGAAAACTTATTGTTAGAAAATCCAGACTTTAAAGAATTTTGTTATCAACAGATATGTGATGCTTGTATCTTAAAGTATGATTCATCAGAACTTGGCATAGATGATGTAAGCGAAACTGATGAGGCATTGGATGAATTGTAAATTTCTTTTAGTTTTTTTCTTTTAGTTTTATATTTATATGTGAGGAAACAATGATAGGTAGAAAAAGAAAATATAAAACAGATGAAGAGCGTAAAGAGGCACAACGAAAGTGGGCTCGTGAATATTATCATAGAAATAAAGATAAGATAAACAAACGCTCTATGGAGAAGTATTATGAAAGAAAAAGCAAAATGGAAAAGAAGTTGCACTGAATGCGATGATATTATGTTATATTCTACGAAAGGTAATTATGTTAAAGCTGAAGTAAATAATTACTTATGTGGAAAATGTAAAAATAATATAGTATGGAAGAAAAAATGTAATGGGTGTAATAAGGAATTATTTTACAGTAGAAAAAGTAATTTAACTTATTCGATTAAAAATAATTCCTTATGTTCTAAATGTAGAAATTTGATTACATCCAGTTGTAGAATTGGAAAAACTCGTGAAGAAATATACGGTAAAGAAAAAACCCAGGAAATGAACAGAAAATTTAGAAAAACTCGTAAGGGTAAACCAATACATTCCGATGAACATAAAGAATATCTGAAACACAATTCTATATTTGCTACACTTGAAGGAAAAGAACGGTATAATAAGATATATAAGAAACGATTGGGAGGAATTGATTATGATGAATATATACAAAATCAGTCAGAACTCGTTAAATATAGAAATAAAGTTAGATATATTACAGAAAAACAACCAATAGAATTGTTAGAAAATTATGAAAAAAGAGGTGTAGCCGGTTACGTAGGTGCCTATCATTTAGACCACATTTATCCCATATCTAAGGGATTTGAAAACAATATATCACCGGAAATTATAGGTGACATATCTAATTTGCAATTTATTACTTGGGAAGAAAATTTGAAAAAACAAGACAAAATAATAAATGGATAAGAAAAAATTAAACGGAAAATTCATATCTTTTTTAGATCAAATAGATGATTCACATAAAAATGACAAACTAAACTTAAACGATAAAGTTTTAATTGTGGATGGGCTCAATACATTTATTCGATCATTTTCAGTTAACCCGGCAATCAATGATGATGGCGTGCACATCGGGGGGATTGCTGGGTTTCTGAAATCAATAAGATATACATTATCTATTATAAAACCAACTCGGT